TTTTTAAGCTCAAGCGTGCTTTGAACCCCGCCGGAGTTTCGATTTCACCAGATTATCAGCTGTTTCTCACCAATGGCGGCAACAACTTTGGGGATACTACCGCATCACCCAACAACATGGGCGTTATGGATATGATGCTACAGCCGATCAACACCAATTCTTTCAGCGTTATTTGCGACCGCAAGTTCAATCTGTGTCACACCCAGGAGAATGCTTCCAATGGGTCGGCCAACAACTTTTCAGTACAGAATAACATGAAGTCTTACAAGAATATGCGTTTTAACCTACGCCACGACTCCAAGACGCGTTACCAGGCCGGTCGTAGCGACCCACAGGATTACGACTACCGTTTCGGTTTTGCTATCTATGCTATGTACCCGAACGACGCCCCGCAGTCTTCTACCGATATACCGTCTACCTGGAGCGCCTCGATCCGGGGCACGACTAGTTTTAATGATGTTTAACACATGTACAATTTATGTTTGAGCTATGCTGAGCCGCGCAGCGCTGCCGGCCCGAGCGAAGCGAGCAAATTAGGAGTCTTTGGCCGGCGTCAGATGTTCTATCGTAGTTATTCGTCGTAGTAACTGGTCGATTTTGTCATGGTCATTTTCAAAGTTTTTGTACCATTCCTTAGGATGAATAGGCGATGTCAGTATAATTTTTGTAGCGCGGAATTGAATCGTTCCGCCTTTCACTTCAACCCGGCAGTCGTATCTGTCCAGGAGACGTAGTAGCATTCCAAACGGCAGTTGGCCTCGGAATTCCTCAAAGATGCACTCGTCTTCTCCGTCGTATGCGTCAAACCATTTGCCCTGTTCGGGTCCCCAGATATATGCGTCAGGCAGCAGTTCGCGTGCCTTTCTGGACTTTCCTACGCCTGTTCCTCCGTAGAGGACTGTTATCTCGCAGGCTTCGTTGCGAGGTTCGATTTGGAAGAGACGGAGTTTTTCAATTCCTTTGTGATATTTTATGTATTCGACTGGATGTGCAAATGCAACGGCTCGGACCCGTTTTTTGTCTTGGATCATGTCGGCCACGTTTTGCAGGTCATTGCGCTGGCCCTGTTTGTCGTCGTCCTGGCGAACGCCCTGTTCGGTCCACGTAGTGCCTTCTAAGCGAGTATCGTCTTTCATGCAGTAATCGGCTGCCTCTGAGCGCTGTCCTTTTCGTTTTTCCACGTGAGCCTTACCAATCTTCAGGCATTTTTGGACCGACGTGTAGCTTTTTGCGTGTAAAAATTCAGCATAGCCTTGCCAGTGTTCCCGGTGTTCTTTGTTTCCGGCTTCCCGTTGGTAAACGAGGTAGGTTACTGAATGATGGTCTCCGCAGGGCGGATCCTTTTCGTACGATGTGAAGCAGAAGTCCTTCGCACGGTATTGTTTGCTGCTAATTGAGTCTCCGCGAGGAGCCATTTTTTTATAGTGGTGGGTCTAGTATTACCCCACCACTTCGATGTAAATGTAAAAATCAGAATAAAGTTCGGTTTTTTATGTTCGGTTTCTTGTGTGCGCAGGCACTTATGGGACCCTTATCGGAGTTCGACTATTTATAGAGTTTCGTTTTTATTACGTAATAAATACACCATGGCTTTCAAACGTAAACGTTCTTATGCCCCCAAATATGGACGCCGTACCCGATCGAAGGTTGGATACCGTAAGTACGTTCGGAAGGCTTCAAGCCGTACTATCACCTCACGCCCGGGGCGTTTCAAGTTCAGCAGGCGTGCTAATCGCTTTAATACTGCTGTGGCCAAGAGTATCCGCGGCATGGCAGAATCCAAAGTAATTGCTTGGCAACAAGTTGATTGGTCTCAACCGGTGAATTCACCCACCGCACTCGGAGTTTCTGCTGTCAAGTTCGTTGCCGGTTCCTCTACACTTCCAAGTTTCGGTGGATACACACCAGTCGGAGGTTTTCAGACCGACCAGGGGAATACGAAGGCAGATAGAGACGGGCAATTTGTGTGGCTCAAGAATTCTACCGTTAATCTCACCATTCAGTTGGACAATGAAGTTCCAATCGGCAACCGGGCAGGACCGATCACGTTTCGTGTCGTTGTTTTTAAGCTCAAGCGTGCTTTGAACCCCGCCGGAGTTTCGATTTCACCAGATTATCAGCTGTTTCTCACCAATGGCGGCAACAACTTTGGGGATACTACCGCATCACCCAACAACATGGG